GCATTCATGGATTCCATGAAAGTGCAAGCAGTTTCTGACGCAATTATGGGTCGTGAAGAAATGATGCGGCGCCTGTCCCTTTTGGGTCGCAAGGGCGTCAAAGACATCGTGCGCTTCCGCACAGCCACTGTAGGCCTCGACATGGAGACCGGCGAGCCTCTGGTCCAGACCGCATGGGAGATCCCCGACAGCGTGCTACAGGACCAGGAATCCCTATCCATTATCGAATCGCTTGAGGTCGGAAAGGGTGGACCTAAGGTCAAGACGTATTCGTCGATCCAGGCCATGGCCCTGCTTGCCAAGCTGCAAGGGTTCGAGGCTGCGCAGAAGTTCGAGCACAGCGGACCAGGTGGCGGCCCGATCTTGACCAGGGATGTCAGCGAGATGTCAGATGAGGCGCTGATGGCTCTGATTACTGGCGGCGAGACGAAAGACGAATGACTCCGGTGCAACTGGCCGCGCAGGAGCTACTAAGGCGCAGGAAGGCTCGTAGGGGTCTTCTCGACTTCATCAGGTACATCAACCCTGAGTACATCGTCAGCGAGTTCGCTGTTGAGCTGTGTGCGGCGCTGGAGCAGTTCCTTGCCGATCAGCAGGCTGGCAAGCGACCCGTGCTCGTCGTCCAGGCGCCCCCTCAGCACGGCAAGTCCGATATTGTCAGCCGGTATGCTCCGGCCTGGATCTTTGGCCAAAACCCCGACCTATGCCTGGGCGGCCTGTCATACTCCAAAGACCTTGCTACAGACATGAATCGCGACGTACAGCGGATCATGCTCAGCCCTGAGTACACGCGGCTTTTCCCTGCATCATCCTTGAACGCCAAGCGAGTGGTTACGGTCGAGGTTGAGGCCAAGCGTAACAGCGACGTTTTCGAGATCGTCGGGCGCAAGGGTCGATATATCGGTCAGGGTGTTGGTGGCCCGCTCACGGGCAAGCGAATTGATATTGGCATCGTGGATGACCCGATCAAGAACGCCCAAGAGGCACTAAGCCAGACCGTCAAGGACGGGATCTGGAACTGGTACATCACGACCTTCCTGACGCGCCTGTCGAAGAACAGCGGGCAAATCATCATGGCGACCAGCTGGGCCACTGACGACTTGTCAGGGCGCATCCTGAAGGGCAACGCCAAGGCCAAGCATCTGAAGTTTGTCGCGGTCAACCTGCCAGGCGAGAAGGGCTACAATCCTGATCGGCGACAGGGTGCGCTGGTTCCAGACCTGCACCCCCTCGACAAGCTGCTCGAAACCAAGGCTGTCATGTCCGACTACTTCTGGTCGGCCATGTATCAGCAGTCGCCAATTGCTGTCGGCGGCAACCTATTCAAGACTGACGGCTTCCACTACTGGAAAGGCGTGCCGCCCAAACTCAAATGGCGCGGCGTCTATGCGGATACCGCGCAGAAGACCAAAGAACATAATGACTATTCCGTGTTCCAGTGCTGGGGAGAATCATGGGAAGGTCAGGCCGTTCTATTGGACCAGGTGCGCGGCAAGTGGGAAGCCCCCGAGCTTCTGGCCCAGGCCAAGGCGTTTTGGGCTAAGCATAAGGCCGAGAGCAACGGGGTGCTGCGCTCATTCAACGTCGAGGATAAGGCGAGCGGTACAGGGCTCATTCAGTCGATGAAGGGCATCCCTGTCGTTGGCATCCCTCGATCCGTGGATAAGATCACGCGAGCCATGGACGCCATTCCGCTGATACAATCGGGCAACGTGCTACTGCCAGAGGATGCGCCGTGGCTGTCTGACTACCTATCTGAGTTCGCAGCCTTCCCGAAAGGTGCCCACGACGACCAGGTCGATCCGACGATGGACGCAATCCAAGACATCCTGTCACCGCAGAAAACTGACTACAGGTCACTCCTATGAGCCGAACCACAAAATTCATCGACGGCCTGGCGAGCATCGTCAACGGCCTGGCCAATCGTCGCAGCGCCATGCAAACGAACGTCGTCGTGTCCACGCGACTCGACGATAGCCAGTTGCGCGCCATCTACAAGACCGGGCTTGGCTCAAAGATCATCCGCATCAAGACCGGCTACGCGCTTAACGACACGCTCCAGTTCAAGGATAAGCAGGACGAGCGCATCTACAAGGTCAGGATTGAGCGCGCCGTCAAGAAGGCCTCCAAGTTCATGCTGGGCTTCGGTCGCGGCATAATCCTGATGAATGAGGTTGGCGCCGACCTGAAGACTGCCGCGCGCGACGTGGACATGAGCCGAGTCAGACTGGAGGTGTTCAGTGGCGACATGGTGACGGTCCAAAACATGACCTTTGACCTTGACAGCGCACGATACCAGCGCCCTCGTTTCTACTCCGTGCGCGGCAAGCTGTTCCACTACACGCGAGTCATTGACTTCTCGTACTACATGCCGCCAGAGGTTGACCTGCCGACGTACCGCTATGGCGGCGTCAGTGAGTTCGAGATGATTCACACCCAGCTGATCAACGATGGGATCGTTGAGCGGGCAAGCGGGACCATCCTCGAAAAGAACTCGACGCTATTCCACAAGATCAAGGGCTTCAAGGATTCGATCAAGTGCAAGGAAGATGACGCGCTGATCGAATATTACTCCAAGCTCGCTGAGATCCGGGGCATCTATGGCGACGGGATCATCGACGCGGAAGACGATGTAATCACGGTTGCGCAGTCCCTGACCGACCTGGCCAACGTCGATAACGTCAGCCTGCGCCGCCTGGCATTGGTGACGTCCATCCCCCTTCCATTGCTGGTTGGCGAGTCCGTTGGCGGCCTGAACAGCTCGGGAATCCAAGAGCGCCAGTCGTTTCAGGACATGACCGAAGCTCTCCAGTATGACTACCTGCTTGATCCCATCGTCGAGATATGTTCAGCGTTTGGCATCGACTGCGTAGAATTCAAGGAGAACCAGGGTGGCACGGCACTTGAGCGCCTGGACTTTGAGACCAAGGTGATTGACAACGCCGTCAAGCTGGATGCGCTGGGTGAGGATTATCGCGGCTACCTGAAAGAGCATGACGTACTCAAGGATGATCCGTGGAAGGCTATTTTCATGCCGGACGAGGCGGATGTCGATGAGGCTGACGCGCTGGCTGCATCGCTTGAGGATGATCAGGTATGAAGCGCGAAGTGACAGCAGCAAAGCCGACCCCAATCAAGGCCCCGAAGTCCCCGCGCGGCATCGAGAACGAGTTCGCCGAGATCATGGACTTCATGATTCAGCAGATGGCGCAGCGATTCCAGAATCAAGTGCTGAACAAGATCCAGGCTAAGACGGTGGAGAAGTTTGCGGATCGGTCGCCCATCGTGGTGCGCCTATCCAGGGAGCGGAAGGTTGTCGATCACTACCGCGACAGCAAGCAGCACGTAGAGAGAGAGATATCGTTTACCGACTCTGCAGGCGTCAAATGGTCGCGCACTGAAAGCGTGTGGAAAGACGTGAAAGTCCCAGTATACCGAACTGAGCGCTACGAAATGCGTGGCCTGTCGGACGTGATCCGCTACGATACTGATCGCGTGCTTGACTTCGAAGACGCCCAGACCGGCAACTTCGCATCGATCCTCCTGCGGCTGTCCAAGGCCGCCAAGCGCAGCCTGCTCAAGCAATTCAGCAATGGGCGCCTAGAGACTGTCAGCAAGCAGATTCTGGCCAAGCTCGACAAGAAGGCCAAGAAGGAATTCTATGAGCGGGTGGCCGGCAAGACTGGCATCGACGTTACCAGTCTGGTCGCCAAAGAGGGCCTTAAGTCCACGACCAATGCGCTGGTAGCCGAGACCGCTCAGTGGGTTCAAACCCTGCGCGACGACACATTCCAGAAGTTCACCAACAACACGCTGTTTGCCATGAGTCAGGGCGAGTCGCTGGACACCATCGTTAAGCAGTTTGATGACGTGGTTATCGAGCGCAAGAATCATGCCAAGTTCCTGGCGAGGAACCAGGTGCGGAATTACAATTCCATCACGACCAAGATCCGGGCGCAGAACCTCGGCATAACCAAGGCTATTTGGGAGACGGCAGACGACGACCGTGTGCGCCCATCCCACGTTGACCGCGAAGGCAAAGAGTTTGATCTCGCAGAGGGGCTGTATTCGTCTATCGATGGGATATACCTGCTACCTGGCACCGACTACAATTGCCGCTGTACTTACACAATGATCATTCCAGAGACCGCAGAGGGTTAGGCATAATGGCTATGCGATACGAGATCAAAGGGGCGGTTGTAGACGGCGACCACGATAGCCCGGTAATGGATGCGAACTTTGCTCAGTGCGAATTGTCGTCTATCCGATTCTTCGATGCGGGAGGCGCTCAGGTTATCCCAAGCGCTGGCACTGTTTCATTCAAGGGCAGCCCTGATGGCGTTAACTGGCGCAATGTGCAAGACGGGGAATTCAGTGCCGCTGATGCTTACAGCGCAACTCGCACGCCTCCGTATGCTGAAGGGCTTATGATTTGTGGGCGCCTGACATTTTCCGGGATTGTTGGCGCGAGCAGCTTCTCTGCGACCATCTGGAGGAATCGAGCATGACCTATCGTACGGGAAGTCGCGGCAGTGGCGGAGCAACTCCAGAACCGTCAGCGGGAGGTGTCGACATCGGATTCTTCGACTATCGCAACACCCTGCCTGACCAGTATTTCGAGTCGACAGTCTGGAACACGATCAAGAATAACGCCCTGGGCCCTCAGACCGAGCTTCGATTCGCGCCAAAAGGTGTCACGTCGATGCTTGATACGGCGACCGGACGAATCTTGTTGAGCGGCCTGGCGATTGGCGACCAGGTTTACGTCCGCCACACCTTGAGCGTGCTCGGCTACGTCAACAATATGAGTCTGACGCTGCGCAACTACTTCGGCCAGACTGGCCAGGAGTACGTCGAGCCGTTCGGGCCTACGATCCGATTGCAGTCGGGTGCTGGCGTTCAAAGCGGGCTCCAGATCGCTGATTCCAGGTTCTATGTGCGCGATGAGAATACTCGGCTCGGCGGGGTGCTGCCTCAGATCAAGGGTGACAACAGGTTTGAGGTTCAGTATTCGGGGGTTTATATCTCGGTGATTCGGAAGAATAGTTGACATAGGGTTGCCGGATAACTATTATCTCTCCATCGAAACAAACAACGGAGCAAGACGAGATGACTCACGCAATCCCGCAATGGCTGCGCGACCAATTCGACGTAATTGAGTTGCGAGTCAGAAAGATGGGGGCTGAAGCTGTATTCACACAGATGCGCACTAAAGTGCAGGCCTACTTTGAAATGCAGCGCTCGGTAGAGAACAGTAGGGCAGGCAGGGATCTGGCCATTATCACGCAGCAGAAGAACCTGATCGAATCTTTGCGCGAAGATCTGCAATTAGCAATCGCCATTGATTGTCAGGATGACGTAATTGATGCGTGCGCTGAGGCTGGGATTAAAGATATGACTCCGGGTAAAGCTATTCGTCATCTCAACGACTTAAAGGTGGATCTGCTGAATTCTCTGGAGGAGTGCCTGCCATGCCTAGGATGGAAGAATATGTCAGATGAATATATCAAACGAGAGCATGAGCTGGGCAATGGGTATGCGGAGCTGATCCTTCGCGCCCGCTTCGCTATTGCCAAAGCAAAAGGATGACCTTAGGATTAATTTCACACATAATTCAAATATGAAGCCCTCTTAATCGAGGGCTTTTCTTTGCCCGCAATTTCCCATCGGCACAATATTTGCTTTGCCATCAATCAGGGTTTACAATTCGGCAAGATTCGTGCCAAGGCTGGATAATGGAAAAGCTCAAGTTCAACGACGCAGCGACCTATGATGAGGGCATGAAGACGGCCATCTCTGTTCGTGATGGCGTGCTTGAGTACCTGGGCGAAGAGATCGGCCAGGAGCCGCCTGAAAAGATCTTCACCGTGTACCGCTCTCCAGCCACCATTGCCAACCTTGTCGCGCAGATGCCAGGCATTCCTGTTATCGGCGAGCACGTTGAGCCAGGCACTGAAGATGACGACATCGACAGCAAGGTTGAGTCGGCCACGCTTATTGATTATTTCGACGAGGCGCTTGGTTCTACTCTTGCCATCAAGAATCAGGTATCGCTTGACCCTGCAATGATCGCCGAGATCAAGGGTGGCAAGCGAGAGCTGTCCCTTGGTTACGAGGGGCGCCTTGTTCCTCACTCCAAATACGATTTCGAGCAGGTTGATTTACGCCCTACTCACCTGGCCACTGTCGAAGATGGCCGCTGTGGTTCCGGCTGCCGCTTCATGGATCGCAAACCAACCCCAAACCCGGAGGCTCAAATGAAGCCGAAGAAGTTGCACAAGGCGTTTTGCGACGCCGATGGCTCGATGAGCCTTTCGCAGATTGTCGAGCTGGCTGCCGGCCTGCCGGAAGCAATCAAGAACGTACCAGCTGACAAGCTCCAGGAGTTGCTACCAGCGCTCCAGGAGATCATGGTCGCGGCCAGTGACGCGGGCGTGAAGCCGGTGGTCGAGACGGAAGAGACCGAGACCGAAGTCGAAGATCTCCCCGAGATGACCGACGAAGAAGCCGACAAGCTGATGGACGAAAGCGCCGATGCATCTGGTGGAGATCCGGTCAAAGTTACCGACTCCGCTCGCAAGGTTCTGCGCAAGAAGTTTGCCGACCGTATGGCCATGGCCGTCGGTTCCGCCGTCAAGCTGCATGGTGCAGTGATCGAAAAGGCCCAAGGCATCCTGCCTGAAACCTATCGCTTCGCCGACAAGTCCACCATGCAAATCATGCGTGATGCGCTGGCTACCCAGCACACTGAAAAGTTCGCTGATTCTGAGCTGCCACTGGCATTCAAGATGCTGCGCAAAGGCGCGGGCGAATACCAACAATTCGGCGACAGCAAGGCCAGCGATAACAGCCTGACCGCCCGCCTCCAAAAAGAAATGGAAGGGAAATAACCATGGCTTTCGATAAGACTGTACTGACGGCAATTCCCGACCTGATGCCTGGCGAGGTCATCGCCGCGTCCCCGCATAACGTTTCGGCGTTCGATGTGTGGGAAGAAGGCTTGATCCCTGGCCGCTTCTGCAAGTTCGACACGGGCTCCATTGACCTGCTCGACGCATCGGCGACCACGCTTATCGCTGGCGTCGTTCGTCGCAAGATCTCCAGTGCGCTGGAAAACGCCAAGTATACCAAGCTGGGCATCGCTCCAGACCAGGTTGCCGAGGTCGTAAACTTTGGCTTCGTAACAGTCGAGATCCCGACTGGCGTTACGCCTGCTCGCTTCGGCCAAGTCTACGCGGTTAACACTGCTGGTGCGGACATCGGCAAGGCCACCACTGTGTCGACCGGCAACGTTGCCGTGCCTGGCGCCGTGTTCTGGGAAGGCAAGCGCCCAGGATCGTGGCTGATCAACATTCCAAAGTATCTGACCGGGGTTTAACCAATGTCCATCATCAAGAAAGATCCGTTCAAGCTCTACCGCGTTAAGAGCTTCGAAGACGCAGCCGCGAAGGCCAAGACCTTTACCGATGCTGGCGGCATCATCCTGGCCCGTAACCTGGAATACCTCAGCACCGAGATTTTCACTCAGGAATACCCTGATCTGACCTTCTTGCAGCAAGGTATCACCGTGAACAACGAGGGTGGTTACGCTGACAGCATTAAAAAGCTGAAGCTGGCCATCTCCGGCGAGTATCGTGAATCCGGCTCGAACACCAACACTACCGGCAAGATCACCTTGCAGGGTGAGGACGACAACATACCGGTGTTCAGCATGGAAGCCGAGTCCGACTGGTCTGAAGTCGAGCTGAAAAAGGCCGAGCTGCAGAACGTCAACCTGCCATCGCGATTCCTGGAGGCACACGCCGAAGTCTACAACCGCAAGATCGATGCGATTGGCTACATCGGTCAGAAGCGCAGCAACGGCACTATCAAGGCGCCCGGTTTGCTGACTTATACCGGTTGGGATACCGACGTGGCGGCAACCACTGCGCTGCTGATGACCGGCCAGGAGCTGTACAACGCAATTGCAGGCCTAATTACTCGCCAGTGGGCGAACGTGTACAACGTGGCCACCTACATGGCCGACCATGTGACCATGCCGGCAAGCGTGTACAACATCACTCGCACCAAGATTCTGGACTCCAATGCATCGCCAGCTTCCGTACTGTCGGCGCTGCAGGCAAACTTCCCAGGTGTTACCTTCGGCATGACCACTCAAGCCGAAGCCGGTCAGGCGGCTACTGCGTCCGTAACCGTGGCCCTGTCCCGTAACCGTCGCGGTATGCAGTTCCGTCTTCCGGTTCCGCTGGAGGTCTCCAGCATCGATCAGCGCGGCTTCAAGTACTACGTTGAGTCGTACTTCTCCATCGCTGGCCTGGACGTGATCGAAGACGGCGCAGCGGCTACGCTGACCGGCCTGTAATCAATAGGGCGCAAGGACGCGCCCGCCTATTTCGAGGTGTTACCGTGGAAGAATTGAAAAGTCAGGCCGAGGCACTTGGTATCAAGGTTGACGGTCGCTGGTCCGAAGATCGGCTGCGCGAAGAGATCGAGGCGGTCCAGGCCGCTAAGGCTGCAACGAGTCCAGTTGAACCAGCACCGGAAGCGCCACAAGATCCCGCAAAGCCAGAGCCAGAGCCAGAGCCAGAGCCAGAGCCTCAGACTGAAGGCGAGGCGAATCAGGCTTACAGCGGCCAGCAAGTGACTGTTAGCAACCTCAAGGCCAACCCGATGAAGTCGCTCGGCCTGGAAAGCTATGGCACGGCAACCTTCACCGAGACCCAGCTCGCAATCGATCCAAGCATTGAAGCTCGGATCCTTCGCGGTGTTGAGCTGGGCATTCTGAGAGTGGAATAATGACTATTCAGACCGACTTCGAATCCCGCTTCGCTTCTGCTGTTCCGGCGATCCAGTGGCAACCATGGATTGAGTCGGTCTGGCCGTCTTATAGCTGCCTGACGTACACCGACGGTAACAAGGAGGCGATCCTTAACCTGATCGCCCATCTACTTGTCACCGAAGGTCAGCCAGGAACTAGCGCTGCGCGCACTGCCGAGAGCAAGTCTGTCGGCAGTGTGTCCGTGTCCTACGGTACATCGTCCAGCACCAGCGAACTCGCCACGTTCTTCAACTCGACACGCTATGGGCAGCGCTATTGGCTGCTCACTGGCCGCCAAGTTGGGGCTCGATTCGTATGACGCCAACGGAGGCGCTAGCGGAATGTCAGCGCCAACTGGCGGCAATGAAGCGAGCAAAGGAGGCCGTGATCAAGGTCGGGCTTCCTGCCGGGGAGTCGGCTACGAGCGCCGCCTACACATCTGACGGCCAGAAGCCTGGCCCCTCTGTTCTCGATGTTGGCATATGGCATGAGTACGGCACTCAGCATGTTGATATGCGCTCATTTCTGCGAGGCCCGTTCGAGGCCAAGAAGTCCGAAATATCCAAAGCCATTGACACGCAATTCAAGCTGGTGCTCGATAGCGGGCTGGATATCGAGGTCGCACTTGGTCGCGTCGGGTTAACTGCCGTGAATATCAGTCGCGGCGCTTTCACGACCAAGGGCTATGGCGAATGGCCTGACATCAAGCAGGCGACAAAGGATGCCAAGGGCTCCGATCAGGTTCTGATCGATACCGGTATTCTCCGAAACGCAATTACTTGGGTGATTGAATAATGGCTAAGTCCAATTGGGTGATGACGGATGCTGGTTGGCGCCACCGCCCATGGTGGAAGGTGGCGATCAATACCGCGCTGCGTAAGATTCAAAAAGGCCGGAAGTCTCAATGGCTGGTTGCGACTAAGGCAATCGACCAAGAGCTAGCTGCTGGGAAGCCTGTAACTATTGGGTATTGCCTGGCCAGAGTCGAGGTTTCGAATGCTCCCTGACATGTCCGAGGTTCTGACCGAGTGGTCACAGCCGATCAAGCTGAAAACAGTTTCCGAGACAACCGTTGATTTCGTGCCGACCACGAAGGTTGCAGTGCAGACCATCATGGGCGTCGTGCAGCCCGCCGATAAAGAAAGGCTCGCCGTTGACCAGATCGACTACTCCCTTGAGTACATCTGGATTCATAGCGTTACGCCAATGGCGATTGGTCAGTATGTCGAATGGAATGGTCGAGACTTCAAGCTCGTCCCGTTTCGCAAGGGGTTCGGCCAGTATGGATACGTCGAGGCCTATGGCGAAGAAACCAAGCTCCCGCTGCTGGAGGCTACCCCATGACGGGTGAACCCCTTGATCCGGTATACGTCGCGGTAATGTTGCTAATTCGCGACTTGCTTGTTCACCCTGAAGAATTTATCAAGGCAGGCCGCCAGAACTTCGACAGAAAGCAGTTCGAGCAACCCTACATTGTAGTGGACTCATTAGCTGGTGACGTGCCACTGTCAAGCTCTGAGAGCTTCGACGGTGACGCCGAAGAAATGACCTATTCCGAATACGTCTCGCGACCTATCGTCATTGACTTCTATGGGTACGGGGCATCGAAGAGAGTCAGAAATTTCAGGCTGCTCGCTCGCTCGCAAAAGTCTCAGGATCTTCAGGTGGGCCTTGGCATCACGCTCTGGCACCCAACAACGGCGACCGATGTGAAGGCGCTGACTGGCCAGCAATATGGCGAGCGCATGCAACTACAATGCCAAGTACACTACAGTCCTTCGGTAGTTGTTGATATACTGCGTATCGACACCGCACAACTTCGCATAATCGGCGAACGAGGTTTGATCTATGAGCAATAACAACGCAAGCATCGCTAACGTGATCAACGTCGCGCTGATTCCCGAGGGGCAGCAGGCGCAGCGCGACAACATGAACGTGATCGCCATCCTGACCAGTGAGCTAGGCGTGATCACCAGCGAAGAACGATTCCGCATCTACAAGGACTCCGCAGCCGTCGAAGCTGACTGGGGAACCGCATCGATCGTTACTCGATACGCGCAGACTGTATTTGGCACCACTCCAAACGCCATTAACTTCGGCGGCTCCCTAGTGATCGGCCTGCATCGCGCTGCTGCTGAAACCGTTCCGGCAACCGCCGCGACCCTGGTCAGCACTCAGTTTGTCGAAGCGACTCTGATCTCTCAGCTCCAGACCATCGCCGATGGTAGCTTCAATATCAACGTTGACGGCGTGACCGTTAACGCTACGGCGCTCAACTTCAGTACGGTCTTCAGCCTGGACGGTGTTGCGGCGGTGCTTGATACCGCCATCGCTGGCGCAACCGTTTCGCACAATAACGGTTATTTCACGATCACCAGCTCTACCACTGGTATTACCAGCCTGCTGACCTTCATGACTCCAGGCGCTACCGGGACTTTCATCGGTGATTTGCTGACCCTGAGCCAGGGCAGTGGTGGCACCCTGACCCAGGGCAAGGCATCTTCTGTTCTGCCAATCGAAACTAAGGTCGCATCCCTGTCCGCCTTGAAGTCGAAAATCAACTTCAAGGGTGGCGTATTTACTGACCTGTTGACTGATGCCGAGGTTCCGCTTGTGGCCGCATGGTCCAAGGCTAACCAGACCATCATTTACAACGTGTTCAGCGGATCGACTTACCTGGCGCTGTCTCCGGCCAACCCGGTTTGGGCGGTCAAGCTGGCGAGTCAATCGTCTTTCCGCTGCCTGTACAGCAAGTCGGGCAATCGCTTGCTGGCAGCCACCTACATGGCGCGTACTCACACCGTGAACTTCAATGCTGAGAACTCGGCAATCACGATGAACCTGAAAACCCTCAACGTTCCTGCCGAGGGCTATGAGCAAACCGAGATCAACGCGGCCAAGCGCGTCGGCCTGGACCTGTACATTTCAATCAAGGATACCCCGGTAGTCTTGACCAGCGGCGCGAATGATTTTGTCGATAACGTGTACAACATCTATGCGTACATTGATGCGATTCAGACCGACAACTTCAATGTGCTGAAAGCCACTGGCACAAAGCTTGCACAAATCACTCGCGACGTAAACCGGCTGGTTGCATCATGCGAAAAGACATCGCGCGGATTTGCTCGTGCTGGTGTGTTTGCCCCTGGTGCCTGGTCGAGCCCTGACAGCTTCGGCAACCTTGCGACCTTCAATCGCAACATCGAGCAGTTCGGGTTTTATGTTCTGGCCGGATTGCTGCGAGATCAACCGCAATCTGGTCGCGCTGACCGTAAATCACCGCCGCTACAGATCGCGGTCAAGAATGCCGGTGCAATTCACAGCGCCGACATCATCATTAACTTCAACCTGTAAGGGGCTGAAACATGAGCGTAATTACTCTACAGGCTGACGCTACCACGCTGATCCTGAACGACCAATCGATCACCAGCTTCGGCGAGGGCGACTATCTGACGTTGACCCCCGTCAATGCAGCGAGCGCACACGTCAACTCCGCTGGTGGCGGCGTGACCATCAGCGAGCGATTCGACAAGGATGTGCATGACCTGGTTGTTCGCGTCCAGAAGTACAGCCCAGACGATGTATTCCTTCAGGGCCTGCTTAACGGTGAAAGCGTGACCGTGCTGATTGGCTCACTGAAAGAGTCGTACGTCGCTGACGGCTCTGCCGGTGTCGAGAGCTGGACCCTTGAGGCCGGGAGCATCACCACTCAGCCAACCCAAACCAAGAGCAATACCGACGGGAACGCGCTGATGGAATACACCGCACGCTTCCGCACTGCCAAACGGAGCCTGTAACCCATGACCCCACAAGAACAACGCGAAGCTGCCATGGCTCAGATTCGCGCCGTCCATGAAGATGGTGAAGCCGAGATCAATGGCCGCACCTACAAGTTCCACAAGATGCAGCACATCGAGCGCCGCAAGGTGTTTGCGTTCTATACGTCGGTACAGCAGCAGCTTCACGTGCAGAACTTCGCATTCCTCGACACGGCGGCATTCGCCCAGGTTGAGGATGTGATGTGGAAGAACATCACCTTCGATGGCTCCGCGATCAGCAAGCTCCGCGATCACTGGGAAGAGTTCCCCGAGGACTATATCAATCTGGTGGCCACCACTATGGGGGTCATGTCGTACCCTTTTTTGCGCGCCGCAGGTATCGCCTCAGCATCCCAAGGCGAAAAGAGTCAGATGACTACATCCTTGAAACCAATGTAAGCGGCGAGCGCATGGCTATGTTCGCCCTATCAAAGGCCGGGTTTGGAAGCCTGGCCGAGATAGAACAGTGGGATACCGATCAGTTCCTTGACGCCATAGAGTTCGAGCAAATCAGCGCTGACATCCAGGCGCACAAGATGGGGACGCTTCCAAATGGCCGTAGTAAATGAGCTGGTCACAAAATTCAGCTTCTTGGGCGATCTATCGCCGCAGGAGACGTTTAACTCAAATCTGAAGCTATCTATTCTTGGGCTTGCTGGGCTAGGGACGGCTCTAGCTGCATCGGCTGGCGGCCTGTTTGCCTTTGTTACAGCAGGGACCGAGGCCGCTGACCAGCTCACTGATCTAAGCGCTGAAACCGGCGTCACCGTTGAGTCGCTCCAGGAGCTTGGCTTTGCTGCTGAGCTATCTGGCTCCAGTGCCGAGCAGATGCAATCTAGCCTGGCCGGACTGTCCAAGGTGGCGGGTGATGCCGCTCGGGATCTGGGGCGCGGCAAAAAGGCTTTTGACGAGCTGGGGATCAGCGTCAAAGACTCGAACGGCAACGTGAAAACCGCTGACGTTCTTTTTGGTGAGCTGGGTACAAAGTTTCGCGATCTTGGAACGGACACGGCAAAGCAAAAGTCGATTATCGCCTCGCTTGGCCTGGACCCTTCGACGCTTCAGTTGCTCAACTCCACCAGCGAAGAGGTGGGCGCCCTTGTCGAGCAGTCACGCGCGCTTGGCATCGTCACGACCGAGCAGGCCGAGGCCGCGGCAAAGCTTCAGGATTCCCTGGCCATCGCCAAGTTCGGCGTTAGCGCACTTCGGCAACAGGTGGCAATCGGCCTGGCGCCAGCCATAACTGATATCACCGATCGATTCATTGGATTCCTTGAGGCGAACCATGAGCTGATTGAAGCCGGTCTAAAGTATTTGGGCGAGATAATCATCTCGGTCGCAGGCTTCCTTGAGCGCATGGCGCCCATCGTTCTAACCTTGGCTGCAGCTTTTGGCGTTGCGTACCTTGCAACTGGTGGGTTTGCTACGGTGATGGCGTTTGTCCTATCGCCCGTGGTGCTGATCACCGCCGCAATCGTTGCGCTACTGCTCATCGTTGACGACCTGATCACCGCATTCCAGGGCGGTCAATCGGTCATTGCCGACTTCTTTATGGAGTTCCTCGGTGTCGATATCGTGCCAATCTTGCGCGGCGTGGTCGATGCTTTCATGAGCATGGTTGATGCGGTGATAGCGCTGATTGGCAAGCTGTGGGATGCCTGGAAGCAATTCACTACTGGCATTGTTCAGCTGTTCTTGGGCGACTGGGATAACGCTCTTGCCTCGCTGCTGGGGGCGTTCAATACGCTGGGTGAGGCAATCAAGTCCGTATTCGTCGGCGTCTTCGACTTCCTGTCGAACGCCATGGGGCAGGTGTTTGACGCCATCAAGTCGGCAGCCGGCTCACTTCTTCCTGACTGGGCAGTAAACCTGCTGAGCGATGACTCAGCGGCCGCACAGCTCGGGCCGAACGATGCCATGGCTATCGGTGGCGGGAACACGACCAGCACGAATAGCAGCATTGAGCAGCAGGTGCAGATCAACGTGAACAGCAATGATCCAAAGGCAGCTGGCGCGGCGGTAAATGACGCCCTGCAAGATCAGCTCAAGACCGCGAAAACTCAGGTTAACAGGGGTGGACGATGAGCATTGAGCGGCTAAAGGCTGGCGAGGACCAGTCACTATCGGGCTCGTCGCTGGAGCAAATCGGCATCGGGGGCTTCACGGCCTTCGCTCGGGTCAGTGACTCGACGGCGTACACCACTCAGGCGCCAACGTCTGTCGTCGAGGATGGCAGCTATATTGGCGATCACCTGATCAACGAGCCGATAAAGCTAACTATCAGCGGCGACGTAGCCGATGTGTTCATCCCGTCGGCTAGGCCGAGCAAGTCGGAATCTCGTTTGCCGACTGTAGGTGTCGTGAACTCGCTAAAGCCTGGACGTACCGCATCTCAGCTCCAGGCCGTGGCGCGCATCGTCGATTCTGCTGCGGATGCCAGGCGCAAGATCAATGAGCGGATTGCAGGCGGCAGCAATATCGCTGCCGTGACTGGCAACAACTCGGGCGGCAAGTCGTATCAAGAGCAGTTCATCGATTTTATTGAGTCGGTCCACTATGGGAAACAGCTGATCGCAATCAGCATGCCGTTCCGAAAGCAAGACAACATGGCCATAACCAGCGTGACGATCACTCGCGACAACCAGCGTAACGCCCTGACGTTCTCGCTGACTGCGCAAAAGTTCAGGATCGCCAAGACCTTGTTTTCTAGCGTATCGCAGTTCTACCGCAAGCCAGCACCAGCCGTGAAGAGTCAGACGGCTGGAGTGGCTGACAAGGGCGCGCAATCGCCGACGTCGGGCGCGGGTACTACCAAGAAACAAAAGTCGCTGCTAACTGCGATCACCGGGAGATAGTCGTGGCAATTGAAATAATTAATATCACCGACGAGCCAGGTCAGCGTCACACGCTGCTTGAGGGGAATGAAGAGATCACGCTGACCCTCAACTTCTATGAGGTGACGGAGACGTGGACATTCGACGTTGCCTGGCGCGGCGTGAAAAAGAATGGGTTCATGATCAGCCTCGGGTGCCTGCATATCCAGGCGCTGAACTGGCCATTCGACTTCTTTTGCGTGACGACCGATGGTAGCGGACTGGCGCCGTTCCGCCTGGGCGACTTCAGCGAAGACAGATGCGAGCTGTATTTCGTGACCGCCGAAGAGATGATCGAGCGTCGAGGCCTTGAAGTTCCTACTTGACATAATAGTTATTTGTGGCGATTATTCGCTGGCGCAATGAAGCGCAATGACAGGGGAGCAATCATGGGTGACAATGAAGAGTGCCTGAAAGAATATCTTGAAGGCGTCGAGGCGCAGCAGTCGGCATTTTTTTCAGTAACTCTGCGCGACTACTTTGCGGCCAAGGCGATGCAGGCCGGGCTTGCATGCCTACAGGAACCATCTACGGCCGCAAGCATCTGTGAGCAAGCGCGAGGCTTAGGAATAAAGGTTGAGCAGATGTTTGCGGCCGATTCTTACAAGGTCGCCGACGCCATGCTTGCGGAGCGTGCGAAATGAGCAAGCATACGCCCGGGCCTTGGATTTGGAATCCTGAAGACGACGAATGTCTTATAGGGAAAGGCGGCGCGCACGTTATGACTCTAGGCGATTGCTATCCAAATGGTGGTGGTCCTAGCGAGCACGACGCTAACATAATCGCCGCCGCGCCTGATCTGCTTGAGTCACTGGAAAGCCTGCTTGATATGGGCTCGGTATTCATCTCGGCAATCGAAGCGAATGACTGTTACTCCGTCGATTTTGAAGAGTGGGCAGTAAAGGCGCGCGCAGCCATCGCCAAAGCAAAAGGACAAACAAAATGACCTACATCAAACAAACCCTGACCGCCGACGAATCAATCATCGCCGAGGCCAAAATATCCAAATGGTCGCTGTTTCACATCTACTGCGCCGCGACGATCTTCGGTGTGACAATCATCTGCCTGCCGATCAGCGCCGCACTGCTGCTGTACGCCTACCTCAAGATCAAGTCCACTGAGATGGCCGTGACCAGCAAGCGGGTCGTGTACAAGTCGGGCGTGATCATGCGTAACACGGCAGAGATCCGACTTGGCAAGGTTGAGTCCGTATCGGTGCGCCAGGGCTTCCTTGGGCGCATGTTTGGATATGGTGACGTGGTGATCTCTGGTACTGGGGGAAATGGCGCTGTAATGAAGGGGGTTATTGATCCGCTGGCGTTTCGTGCGAGGGTTGATGCTGCATGCGACCCGACAATTCAGGCGGTAATTGATATCCAGTGCGCAAAAGGCGAAGGGCTTGATCGCCAAATCAACGCCATGGCTGAGCGCATGTCTCGCGATGTCGGCAAGCAAGGCGGTGCGGCATGAAGCTTGTTGATATTCTGGCGCGGGAATTGAAGGTTTGGCCTGAAGGCGTGACGAATCTGAAACAGTCATTCGGCGGCATGATCTTTTATCTCGACGCATCTAGTCAGCTGGTTATATTGGATCGAGCCGATATCGCTCAGGACTGGCGAGAAGCCAAAGTCACCTTTGCCCAATGGCAAGCTGCAGTCGATGCGCTGAAGGATGAGCAAATGACCTACAGCTATGAAAACGTGAGCATTAATGCTCCGTACATTTCGCTTGGTGAGCAATCCGTGATCCCTGAATGCAAAATCATTCAGTCGGCCTGGACCGGCGAAGGCCTGCCGCCAGTTGGGACGGTATGCGAATACCTTGAGGATGGTAACGGAGACTGGGAGCAGGTCAGGATTGTGGCGATTGATCAGCATCTTGGTTATTCATTTGCCGTGTATAGCAGCGATAATGGCTATAGTGGTAATCGTCGCGCCGAGTTATTCCGCCCAATACGTACGCCCGAGCAGATCGCGGCGGAAGAGCGAGCGATAGCGGTCGAGCAGATGGTCGCAGACATTCGATCACTGATTGTTGGACCGGATGACTTTAGTAAGTGCGGCATCCTTTATGATGCCGGATACCGTAAACTCGAAATTACGGAGGAATAACCCATGACCGACAGATTCTTGCGCGACTACGAACTGACAATTGGTCTAGGCGCGCAAGCTGTCACAATTAAGCCGCCGTTTCGAATCGCTTTCAGCGCCGACAAATCTGACAAGGCTGATCTGAACAAGATGACCTTGAAGGTTGACGGGTTGAACGAGGGTAAGCGGCGTATTCTTGTGCGCGACAGCGATGAAAAGGCGAGCAAGTCCGGCGATGATGCGGACAAGAAGCCAACTACAACACCGAAAAATAACACTTATTTCCCGATTGACCTGAAGATCGGATACCAGGGCAGGATCGAGACAATTTTTCGCGGCTCAGTCGATCAGGCATTCTCTAATCGACCTGGTGCGCAATTCGAAACAACGCTGATCTGCCTGGACGGCGGCCATGACTTCCTCAAGGGGTTTGTCAGCACTTCCGTGACCAGCAAGAAGGCCGCCATTGATGCCGTGCTGGCGACCATGCCAAACACCGCCAAGGGGACTATCGGCAAGCAGAAGGATCTAATCCGCCCCAAGATCCTGGTTGGCAACTCAATGGCGACCATTCAGGATATGCTCGACCCTGATCAGCGCTGGTTTATTGACGACGAGCGCCTGAATATCCTCGGCGGTGATGAGGTGGTATCGGGCTATGTTCCGGTCGTCAGCGCAGAGACCGGACTGCTCAAGGCGCCAGAATCTGACAAGGAGGAGGTAACTGTTACGACCTTCCTGAACCCATCGATCAAGGTTGGCGGCCTATTCCGTCTGATCAGTGTTATTGCGCCACACCTTAACGGTATCTACAAAGTGAGCCTGATCTCCTATAGTGGTGACTTTGACGGCGCCGACTGGAGCCAGAAAATCACCGCTAAAATTGCAGAAGGGTACACGGTGCCGCGATGACAGATAAGAAAGAGGAGCTGACAGACGTTCTCAATGACGCGACAGTGACAGCCCTTGCGAACACCCACACCATAGTTGTGGCCAAGATCGTGGCGGTTGGCGAGATCACTATCGACGTGCAGCCGGTGATCCAGCGCGTAGTCGATGGCGAGGACAAAGACCTCCCTATCTTTCCATCCGTTCCACCAGTCTTCCTAAGTGGCGGAGAAAGCTATGACGCACACCCGATAGCCGTTGATGACTACTGCCTTCTCCTGGTGAGCGAGCGCTCGTTTGATCGCTGGTACGATGGCGCTGACAACGCGCCACCAATCGAGCAGCGAATGCATGACTACAGCGATAGCTTCGCCCTGGTTGGAATCTCACCCAGGGCGGCAGCAAAGGCCATCCCGATGACCATTGAGCGCAAAGGCGACTCAACTGTGACCGGGCAATGGGTCCACGCTGGCGGCTATGAGCTGACCGGAAACATGGTAGTAATCGGCAACACGGACTCAACAACATACTCCGTCGGCGGCCAGGCCGGATGGAGTGGAACCTTCCGCACTGGCGACAGCAAAACTGTAACCGTCGTATCAGGGCTAATCACAAACGTCGCATGATGATGTAGTATGTTGGCACAGCTATTGCAGGTGCCATTATGCGAGTATCAGGACTGGACGAAAGCGGAGATTGGATATTCGGCAGGGGGAGGGCTTCCTATCTCACTCGTGCCGAAGCCATTCGCCAGAACGTCATCACGCGCATCAAATCCTTCCGAACTGACTTCTTCCTCGATACGGATGCCTGTATCGATTGGATAGACCTGCTTGGCCGCCGAGACACAAAAGAAGAGATCATTCGAGCCGTCGAGCGAGTAACGCTGGCAACTGATGGCGTGACGACCATCAAGAAGCTTGAAATTGAAGTCAAGACAAGCACTCGCAACGCTACTATAATGCTCTCGTTTGGCACGATTTTTGACGAAGACATTACAGAAGAGATAACCATCTGATGGCAGGCCCGACGATTGATGCCAACGGCATTACAATTCAAAGCTTCGAAGAGATCTTCGCCGAGCTTGTGGCTGGCTTTCAGGCGATCTATGGCGCCGATATCGACCTGACTCAGAACACTCCAGACGGGCAGCGCGTAGCAATCTACGCCAAGGCATACGCTGACGCCCAGGCGTTCGCTCTGATGATCGCCAACAACTTCGATCCCGACTTCGCTCGCGGCTTGATGCAGGCAAAGATTGCCAAGCTTGCCGGGGTATTCCCGCGTCCGGCAACCCGATCAATATGGGATCTGTCTGTAACTGCAAGTCGAGACGTGACGCTAGGTGCTGGATATCAAATATCCGACGATCTTGGCCAGCTGTGGGAGCTTCCGACGCCGGTTAACGTTCCAATTGGAACGAGCACAATAACGTTTGTCGCCACTGACTTTGGCGAGGTTACTGGCCTGGCTGGCGCCGTCTTTACACCAGTAACTGTCGTGCTCGGGATCACTGGGTTCGCCGCTACATCGAACGCCACTCCAGGCAAGGATGCCGAGACAGATGAGGAATTCGTCCAGAAGCGAAACCTGAGCCTGGAGAATCCGGCGTTCTCGACAACCAACTCACTTGCTGCTCGCCTGCTCAATACGCCAGGCGTGACCGATGCGAGAGTGTACGACAACGACACCGATTCGTTTGGCCCGCCAGATCATCCAGAATGGAGCCTGAAAGCGCATCACATTTGGGCGGTCGTTGAGGGCGGGACGATTGATGCGATCTCCAAGGCGCTTCTATTCCAGAAGACTGGCGGCGCAGGCATGAAGGGCGCTATTAAGCTGGTCATTCCAGAAACTCTAACTCGTCCAGATGGCAGCACATTTATCGTAAGCCAGGTTAGATATCTTGACAGGCCAGTTATGGTGCCGCTTCACATCACGCTCACGGCGAAAAGGAAGGATTCGCTTGTTCCGGTTGACACGGCACTGATCAAGAAAAATATTGCAGGCTACAAATTCTATATCGGGGCCGCTCTCCAGGCCGCCGAGTTGTACTGTCCAGCGTACACCGCTGGCGACGACTTCATCCTGACTCTGATGAAAATCAGTATCGATAACGTGACATTTACCGACGGCAGCCTTTCTCCTGGCCCCGGATCGAAATTTGAAATTGACGCGGCCAACATCACCATAACCGAGGTGATTTAGTGGCGCTCACAGAGGAACTGACGAACCTGCTGATCAAGCAGTATTGGGAAAAGCCCAAGGCCAAGGCAGAGATTCAACTGCTTGCCTCCAAGTGGGAGCAGGCTATTGCATTACTGTCAGCCCTGGACCCAGCTTTCGACCTGGATAACGCGGTAGGCCCTCAACTTGATGTGCTCGGCAGAATCGTTGGTATCAGTCGATCGGTCCCTAGCGTGATTCCGAAAATCTATTTTGGCTTTAGCGCTAACCCCGACAGCAAGGGTTTTGCCAGCAAGTTCAATCAGAGCAGGATTGGCGGCCCATTTTACAGCAAGTTTTCTTCGGCTTTTACGGATCTCCAGCTTGGAGATAACGACTATCGGTTTTTCATCCGAGTCAAGGCATCGCTGAACAGGGCGTCAGGCTATCTGTCGAGCGATCATTATATCGGGATTCAGGATGTAGTCCTGGCCGCCTTCAATGGTAGGGCGTACGTCGTGGACAACCTCGATATGACGCTGACCCTGTACGTATCTCCGGTGGTGAGCCTGGATAGGCTTAGGCTCATCCGTGCGCTTAATCTGCTGCCAAAGCCGCAGGCTGTGCGCTACAAAGTGATAATTCAGGCAGAGCCAGGGATAACCTTTGGCTTCTCGGCCAATCCAAACTCGCGAGGCTTTGCGAGCAAATTCGATCCTTCCCGCATTGGCGGGCACTTTGCAAGAAAGGTGATCTAACATGTCAAAAATTGCCCGATACAACGGCAATCTAAAGGCCTTCGCTTCTGAGGCTCTAGGGACCGAGCGAACTATTTTTGGCGAGACGACTCAGGCTAATGACCTGACCAGCCAAATTACCGCAGATTTCCTACGCGGATGGGGCATCGTTGGCCCGTCTGATTCTCCAGCATTAGAAGACTTCAACGCGGTGTCGTACACGCTAAGCCAGATCCTGGCCTATTTGCACCAGGCTGGCGTACCCGAGTACAACAGCGCGCAAGAGTACTTCAAGGGCAGCGTTACTCAAGTTGGCGGGGCGATTTATATCTCCCTGATTGACGCGAATATCGGCAATGCTCCAGCATCATCGCCATCCCAGTGGGCCGCCAAGGTTCAGCATGGGTCGGTTCGCGCCACTACGTCGGGGAGCCTTACCGTACCCGATGGCGTAACAAAGCTAACGATATCCGGCTGCGCCGCTGGCGCGGGTGGCGGGGCCTGCATCGGAGGATCGAGCCAAACCTCTGGACCTGGTAGTGGTGGCGGAGCAGGTCAGTCAGTTATAAAGATGACTGCTCCCGTAACCCCAGGGCAAGTAATCCCCTACACGGTCGGGGCCGCAGGGGTTGGCGCCTTAAATCAGGCAACTCCAGCTACTAACGGGGGAGCAACAACAGTTGGTGCGGCAGGCTCTATTCTTTCACTGGTAGGAGGCACCGCAGGTGTAAGCGGGTCAAACTCTGCAGGGGTCATATCAGGGCCAAATGGGGGGGCCGGCTATCCACAGGGTGGGGATGCTCCGGATTCCATACCAGGACAAGCAAGCTCTGGCGGTATCGGAGCTAGCGGCCCTTTCGGCGGTGGCGGAACAACAGCAAGAAGCGGAAGCAGCCTCGGATACGCCGGAAGAAATGCTGATGGATATGGTGCCGGAGGGTCCGGCGCTGGCGGTTACTACACTCCGGGTTCTGGTCCGGCAAGAGCTGGCGGTAATGGCTCTCCAGGTCTTCTAATTTTTGAATGGTGAAAAAATGTCTGAACGATACGTAACAGTTAATGTTGCAACTGGAATTGTTGAAAACATGATTCTTTGGGATGGAAACCCTGAGACCTGGCAGCCTGACGAGGGGTACATTGCCATCCGTTCTGATTTTGCACAAGCAGGCTGGAGTTATGTTGATGGCGTATTCGTCGCCCCGGTAGTTGTACCAGAGCCTCCAACCGACGCAGAGATTGAGGCGCGCAATAAGTCTCTGCTGAAGTCCTATACAGCAACTGCAAATGCTCAAGTCTCGGCATTGACCAACCGTATCAATACGATCAATGGTGGAATCGAGATCGATGAGGCGCTCCCAGAGGAGGTCGCGGAACTGCCAGTGCGACAGGCTCAGCTTGTCGAGTGGAAGCGTTATGCCTTATATCTTGGTCGAGTAACCAAGCAATCCGGATGGGCATTGACAGTTGACTGGCCGGTTCAGCCAGTTGAAGGCATGGATCTAACCGTGTCCGCCGCCGCTCCAGGTTCATCGTCAACGTAATAAATGCTATCTTGGCTGTAATGCCAATGCGCCACCTTCACGGGTGGCGCAACAACTTTAGCTAAGGATTAGCCATGGATGACCCTGTAAGCCTTGTCTCCAGCCTTTCAAGCCTTCCTGCGGCAATAGGGGCGGCCGTCGGCGCGTTCCTTGCCTGTATGGGGGCCTGGAACAAGTGGGAGCAGACCCAGAAGAATGACGTTACCCAGGTCACGATCTTGACTGATGATCGCAACCGTTGGCAGGAGCGCGCAGAGAGAGCTGAGTCTGCGATTGATGACTACCGAGCAAAGCTGAACCAAATAATTCTTGATCAGTCGGAAATGAAAGCGCAAAACGCCGTGATGATCGAGCAGATAAAAAACCTGCGCGAAGAGAACGACGAGCTGCGAAACGAGGTTCGACGACTTGCAGGGGGCTCTAATGTCCGATCAATTTAGCTGTGACCCAAAGCGCGTGACCAAGGAGCGCAATCGCTTCCTTGGCTATGGCGCACTAGCCATCGCGCTGGCGGTAGGCTTTGGTTACTCGATGGCATCGATCAAGTATCAGGAGTCATTCGTTATCATCGCCGATACATCAGCCAAGGAGCGAGCCAGCCTCCACCGGCGCTACATGACTCAGATCCACGCCAAGGACAAAGAGATCCAGGCGCTACGGGAGAAGCTCGAAAAATGATTATTCCGAAAAGCATTAAAGATGCGGTTACCGAGGCGCTTGGAATGCTTCCGGCCAAGATGACGAGTGATCGCGCAGTAGTTCAGCTATATGCGACCGGGCTTCAGGAATCGAGATTTATCCATCGGCGACAGATCGGCGGGCCAGCTCGTAGCTTCTGGCAATTCGAGCTGGGCACCCCGGCAAGTCGCGGCGGCGTGTGGGGCGTGTATCTCCACGATAAAAGCAAGGTCCTGCTGGCCAATCTATGCGCGGCCAGGTCAGTCAAGTTTTCACCTCCTGCAATCCTTGAGGCCATCGAAAACGATGATGTATTGGCCGCCGCCGTGGCAAGGCTGCTTTATTGGACCGACTCGGGATCGCTCCCTGTTCTCGGCGACTCGCAAGGCGCATGGGCTCTCTACCTGAAAGTCTGGCGCCCAGGCAAGCCACACCCGGATACCTGGCAGGAATGCTATGCAGCGGCAATGGGGGCAGTATGAAGCTGACGACCTTTGCCATCCTGATGGCGCTCCTGACAGGCTTTGGCGCCGCTTGGAACATCCAGGCCTTACGATGGGATGCTGATGCTGCATCGATCCGCCAGAAGGCTTCAGAAGATCTCGAGAGAGCCCGAAAACAGCAAGATGATCGCATCGAGCAAGCCGAGAACGAAAAGGAGAAGATCCAAAATGATTTCGAGGAGTTCAAAAGGGCTGAAGCTGAGCGTGATGCTACTATCGGTAGCGGTGGTAAGCGGGTGTCAGTCCGTGCAAAGCGCCCCGCAGTGCCCAGCTCCGCGACCGACTCCGGCCGAGCTGCGAGCGGAGCCGCCGAGCTTGATCCCGCTTATCGATCAACTCTTTCCGCTCTCAGGCGCGGCGCAGAGGAGCAACTTCGCCTGCTGAATATCTGTAGAGCTGAACTTTTCGCCAGATAAAACAAAGCCCCAATCAAGGGGCTTTTTTCATGCCGTACTTTTTTACCCTGCCAATCGCATGTTTCAGCGAGTCGCATTCAACGCCCAGGCTGCTTGCGATCAGTTTCCAGCAAATACCCTCGGTTCTCAGCTCGTAGGCAAATGCCAAGTCCTCGTAGGGTATCGACAGACTAGTGCGCATTCATCACCGCCCAGTCGATCAGATAGGTCAGCGAGAGAGCTACAGCGAATGCCCCGATCAGAAAGGTATTTGTGAAGCGCTTGCCCAGGTATTTATCCATTTGGATGACTCCACTCGGGCTGTCTTCCCGGAGTTGCTGGCGCGTCTTTCTGGTTGCCTGGATACGCATAAATGGTTTTGCTGGGCCCGGCTGGGTATCGCTGCACTCCACAAGTATGACGGAGTTATTTTGCTTGCAGGATGCAATGAGGCCGCCAAGGCTATTGCGCATGTCTTTATCGGTGAGCTTGGCTACTTGGGCTTGCATGGCGGATCTCCTCTTATTGGTACTGGCAAAGCCCCAGTTAAGGGGCTTGAGGTTATCGGGGCTGGCAGGCTTGAAAGTAAGCCTCGGCTTTGGCCTGAGTGCAACGGCGGGAACCGTAATAGAAGCTCAGGCGCTGGCCGCGACGGGTCATTGAGCGAACGCAAACGATGTCTGCATAGCGCGCCTCGCCGTAGCCGGCCTTTGAAAATGTCGCGTTATTGATAGCCATGTCGATCAGCATTTGAATAGTCATCTCGCCTTGCTCCGTTGTTCGTTTCGATGGAGAGATAATAGTTATCCGGCAACTCTATGTCAACTATCAATCCACAAGCCCATACACAAAAAAGCCCG